AGGAAAGTAAACTGTTGATTTAATGTCTACATCATATTGGGTTTCACTATCTGTTGTAAATCGAGTGTAAACATAATAACCTTCTCTATCTACTTCTTCCCATTTGTATGGTTTAAGATTTGCCTCGCCTACTTCGTTAATTTGAGTATCAGGTAAAATGGCTACTATTGATTCTTTATCTTTTTTAAATTTTATGTCTGGTATTGCTTTGGAAATAAATGCTTTGTATAAATTATCTCTTTGAGTGCCAAAATCTTCCTCACTTGATTTTTTTGATGGTGAATATGTTATAGCTTTAGCTTTGAATTTTTCTACGTAATGTTTAATTATATCGGTTATAGTAGACATTACTTTATAAAGTTCGCCTTTATTAACTACTATTTTATATGATGGTTTACCACGTTTATCTTTAGGTTTAGCTGTAAAGTCAATGTCTAGAGCTTTGTAATTATTTAAATCATCATCTATATAAGTTGTAATTTTTAAATTTATAACATATTGAGTTTCACTATCTGTTGTAAATCCAGCAACAGTCCACCAATCGCTATTACGTCTTATTTCTTCCCATTTGTATGGTTTAAGATTTGCCTCACCTACTTCATTTACAAAAGCAGAAGGAGTAACTAAATGTTCGGCTTTAAATAATTTAATTAAAGCACCAGCAATAAATCCACCAGGTAAAGTAGCAATACCTACTAAACCAATTGTTTTTAAAACATCTTTTAATTGATTGCCAATATATTCTTTATCTTTATCAGTTAATTCTATTTTTCCTTGAGCAGCATGGATTAATAATCCAACTACCTCTTTTGTTTCTTGCCCTTCTTGTTTAATAGCGGCTATAAACTTTTGAAATTTAGTTTTAACATCATCCATAAAACCTTCTTTAATAATAGGGGAAACCATATTCCATATTTCTTCCTTTTCAGCATCATTAACATCAGGAATCATATGAAAAAATTGTTCTTTATTATTGTCCCTAATAGCTTGACGGGTTTTAGTTCCACTAACACCTCCTGAAGTAGTAATAACTTTTACTTCAAGGTTAGGGTATTTACTAAGGGATTTAGTTCTGTTTTCAATATCTGCTAAATCACCTTCATCTCCATCTCTAGCCCCTAGTATCCAATATACTTTAGTATCAGGATTTTCTTTAGCATAACCTAAAACTGATTTAACAGGGGCAACAGATGCTTCTATATCAACTTTAGGTGATAAGTATTTTTTATAAATGTCCCAAATTTGGATTGATTCATCTTGAGTAATGCCATCTCTAACACCTTGCCCAACAAATACTTTTAATTCATCTATTTCAGGAAATTGTTCTAAAGTTAATTCAGCAACATGAAAATGACCTTTAGTAGGTGGTTTAAAACCACCACCATAAATGGCCACTGTCTTTTGAGTATCTAACAGGTCCTCTAATAGAGCTTTAGTTAGTAAATTCATTACTTTAATCTTTCGATTTTTTCTTTAGCAATTGCTTTTTTATCCTCAATCGTTTTCTTACTTTCTCTAAAGTCATTCATAGCCTCTTCTACTTCCTTCATCATGCCCTCATATTGTTTAAGGGCTTCAGTAGCAATTCTAGAGGCATCAGATTTTTGTTTGTAAATACCTTTGATTTCGTCTTTATTGATTTCATCAAACACAGTAGCTTCACACATAATATCCTCTTTAGTCATACCTTTTTTAGGTTTTTTAACTACAAAGAATTTACCGATTTCGTCTACGGTTTCTTTATCATTCATTTCAGCTAATTCGCTTTCAAGTAATAAATCTATTAATGTTTTCATTTGTTTATAAAGTTAGTAATTTTTGTTTTTGCTTGTTCTACTGTATCAAACTCAGGTTGTGATTTAAGAGTTTGTTTAATATCTGAATATATTTTTTCTGACTCAGCTTTAGATTTTGCTTTTTCTTCAGGTGTTTTTTCTTTACCTATTTTACCTAAAGGTTCAATGTAGTTTTTATAAATAAAATTTTCATCAAAATCTTTATTAGCGTCTTCAGGATCTAAATTTACTAAGGTAAAATCATCACCAAACGCCTGTCTGTATGCGTCTATATTGGTATTTACATCACGCCAAGAACGAATCACAATACTCGGCAACAATGATCTGTCTCGTTGTTTATTACGCTCTAGTGAGGTAATAGGCGATACATAAGTCATTATCATTGCCGTTTCGTAACCTAAAGCTTCTAATTCTGCTTTTTTCTTAAGTAGCATTTTAGATGAACCACCTACACTATCAATCAATAAATTTTTAGCGTCTTTAGTAGCATCTTGAAGTTTAGCATCTGTTGCTTTTCTTGCTTGACCCATTAGCTCACCTGATTTTTTTAATTCATCAGGTGACATGTTAGCTAACTTCATTCCAATACCTGAGGACTTAAGTAATTCCTCATAAGTATCATCTACATTAATAGTATTAAAATTAGAAGGGACTAATTGTTTTGAGATAAATGATTTACCCGAACCAGCAGGACCGGCCATAAAAATTGCTTTTGGCTTGCCTTGTATTTCTTTTAAGAGTGATATCAGTCCAATCATGGATAGTATTTGTCATAAATATTACAGGGTTCTTTTTACTGTAGTTTTGAATTCAGTAAAGATAGGGGCATGAGTTGGGTTTTCTAAATCAAATAAACGTTTTACTGTTTTAAAGATGTCAATGTTTTCCTCTTGTGTTCTAGTAGAGGTAACCATTTCCCATCCTTTACCCTGCATTTTTTCTTTATTAGCTTTACGTTTAGAGGATTTTAACCAAAGAATACCATAGTTATCTACTTTTTTACCAAAACATTCCTCATAACATTTACCATAAATAGCAGTCTGTAATTCATAAGTAGGCTGTATGTGATTAGATGTTTTAAAATCAATTAACCAAAGTTTACCTTCAATTTCAACAATCAAATCACAAGTACCTGCTACCTTCAATTCATCTGAAAATAAATGAACTTCTGCCTCAATTAATTTTGGATTATATGTTTCCCAAAAATCAACAAAACGTAAAAACATTTGCCATACATCAGGACTGTATTGAGGATTACCATATTGATTCATAAAATTCATTTCTTTACCTTCAAGGTATTCTTCAATCATTTCATGAACTTTAGTTCCTTCCTCACCTGCTTTTTTAACAATATGTTCAGCAGAGTAACCTACTTTTTTAAGCCAGTCCTCAAAAAACTTACCTTTAGGATAATAACCTAAAACATAAGTAATTGATGGATAATATTCTCCGTTTCGTCTATAATAACGGGAGTCTGGTAATGTTATTTGTTTAGCATCATCTGATACTTCTAAAATTCTGTTGTAAGATTTTTTTATTTTACTCATAAGAATAATTTTTTCTCAAGCAAACCTGAGAATGTTAAGGGCAATGTGTCTGAAATTGTGCCTATGAAATTCTTAAAACCCATTTCACTTGGGTCCTTATCGTGCATGTCTACGAGATAAACTTCTTTGCCTTCGTTCATCAAACGCTCACAAAAACTTAATGCTTGTTTTTGAGCGTCCTTGTCTAAAGCTATATATATTTTTTCGACACTAGACATTACAATCTTCTTCATCAAGTTTGATTGTATATTTTTGCCTAATAACGGTATTGCATTGCGTTTAATGGCTATTGCATCGAATGGTCCTTCACACAATATAAACGGTATATCCCAATTTATAAACAACTCAAATGGTATGATATCACGAGATACAGATGGATTTTTATATTTTATTTTAGGTTCCTTTTCAAACGAACGACCTGTAAAATAATTTAAACTTCCACTAGAATCATATGATGGAATAACAACCATATTTTTGTAAGGACCTGTCTCACAATAACCAATATTGTATTTAAGTATATCCTCATCTGTAATATTTCTGGATTTTAAATAGGCTAATGCTTGACGTCCTGAAATATTTGTTTGAGTAATATTTTTAAATGTTTTAAATTCTTTAGGTAAAGATACTTTTTCAGCAACAGCATATTCTCTATCGGAGGTTTCTGTTTTAACTAAAGATCTTAACTCCAACATCTTTTCAGGTGATGCTGTCTTTTGTTTAAATACTTGAGCTACCTTTTTACCCTTCTTATCACAAGCCCAACAATGCCAAGGATTCTCTCCTTTTTGGTTTTCAGTAAAATTGATTTCTAACTTAGGTTTATGGTGATTACAGAAGGGACAACTATAAGCATAGTTACCTCTTGCTGTTGGTTTACCAGTTCCTAATACAGAATTTACTAAGGCAATCAGTGGTTGATTGAGCATATACAGTAATGTACAAACTTAATCTTGCGTAGCAAAGTCTTTAGTGAAAAACTTTCCAAGGAGGTTATCATTGTACCATTTGTCTGGATGTTCTAATACCTCATTTATAAATAAGTACTTACATTCATAGTAAGTAAGGAGTTTTTTATTAAAAACAAACTGTAATATCTCACGGGTAAAGTCCTCTTGTTTACCTCCTTTAATGAGTTCTACAATTTGTTTTGTAGATCCGTAATACGTTTTCCAATCAGATTCCTTTTGAACTACTTGAGTAGTAGGTTTACGACCTCTACCTGTTTGCTCGGCTAGTTCTTTTTTGGTTAATTTACGTTTAACGTTGTGATATAACGATTTTTTTCCAATATACGATACCCCACTTGGTTTGTGAGTTGTAATGTATATAAAACCGAATGTTCCTTGAGGCATATCCTCAATTGAATTTATAACTTTTCCTTTGTGTAACCACATAATTTATCTATCTATGTTTATAAGTATTGTAGTATCTGTTGTAGGCGATAAAGGTAATGGTTGAGCTAATTTTCCTACCGCTAACAATTGCTGTTGTTCATTATATAACCCAATAGTTGTTACATAAGGAGCGAAATAAGAACCTGTAGCAAAGTCATATACCTCTTGTGCTGGGGTATAAAATGTTCCTACTGAACTTGAGTTAGCTGTACTGCCTGAGGTTATTGAGGGGTTTTGACTAAAACTAAATTCATTTTCTCTAGCAGTACATTTATATTGAGTTTCATAAATTGTAAGTGAGGATGAAAACGAACAAGTAACATTTGAAGATGTAATGAAATTATTTACTACTAAAGAATCAGATAAACCATATAGAGATGAACCATAAACAGCTGTTCCGTAAGTATCTCCTTGAGGTTGTGAATCACTAGTAATAATAGCTAAACCATGATTGTAAAATATATTACCACAAATTTGCTGTGAAGAGGAAAATATTAAATTTCCCTGCCCATCATCATAAATAGAACCACTTGGTGCTATCCATTTAAATGAATTTGGTTGAATGTAATTTCCAAATAATCCTACAGGAATAGACATAACACCTATTATTGAATTAGAGGATGTTGGAAAATAGTGAGCAAACGTTAAATCTGTTTGTGGGTAATTATAATATCTACCTGCGGAGGATGTAGTACCTACTAAAACATCACCAGTAATATTAGCTCCAGGAACTAAACTTGATGTATTTAAAGGTGAACCATAACTAGCTGTAGAATTTAAGTAATTTGAATAGTAAAGTTGTTCAATTGAACTATAAACTAATCTTTGATATTGAGTAGTAATTTCTCCTGTTGTAGGATCAGTTAAAGGATTAAATAATGAACTAGTACATAAACCTAAATATCTATCAATCCCAACAACAGAACTAGTTAACGCGGCTGCCCCCTCAAAATTAAACGATTTGTTTAATTCAAGCGGAGTAATTACTATGTCCGACGCTAAAAATTGTTTGTAGGCACCCATTCATTTTAGAAATCAAGTTTAACTCTAACAAGAGCTTCTTTGGTAAAATCTTTAGCTAATGGTCTTGATAATTTAGCTACTGCTAATAATTGGTTGGTGTCGTTGTATAAACCAATAGTAGTAATGTATACTTGAGGGTTGTTAATGAATTGAGGATATAATACTTCACCAGTTGAACCTGATATAAATGATGGGTTTTCTGAATAATTGAATTCTGAACTTCTTGGGCGAACAAATATATAATCTGATACAATAGTTTCTTGTGAATTTAAAGTAAATCCTGTTGAACCACTAATTGCTCTAAGTAATTGAGAATTAGCATTTGTTTGGTTAGTATACGATCCTGTAGCCGAGAATGTAGATCCACTATAAATCAAACCAATACCACCACTTACAGCAGGGGCAGCTAAAGCTAATGGATTTAAAATAATAGTTCCAATATCTGGTAAGAACCAACCATAGGATCCTGAGTTAAAAGAATAACCATCTGCGGTATTTCTTGTTAAAGTAGAAGATATAGTACCTGCTGAACCAGTAATTAATTGAAATACTCTACCAGCAGCACAGAATTGAACTGAAGTTACATAATTACTATTATCAGTTAATTTAATTGAACCTAAAGAACCTGAAAGATTTAATGTTAAAGAACCTAAAAATAAAGATTCTTTATAACATGCTCTTTCAATTGGTAAAGCAAAAAATTCTGAGGATGTAATAGCACCAAATGTAAAATTAGTATTTTCATCTCCAATTACTAAATCTTGCCATTGACCAAAAATTGTACTGGTTGGTGATAAACCATTAACAGCATTATTATAATTAGCGCTACCACTACCAGCAGCATTTCCATAAGCAATAGCAAATTGGACAGACTGTGTAGCAGTAGTATCAAAAACATTTATATAATAATTACCTGAACTACCACCAGCTTGAACAGATGATGTATAAAAATTTGTTAATGTTGGGCTACCTGTAGTCCAGCATACAGAGGATATAGCGTTTGAGCTTACTAGAAAATCGTCGGCTTCTAATCTTTTAAATGACATGTTTTATATATTAAGGTACTTTAGTTACAGTTACAGGAATTGTTATGAAAGCACCACTATCTCTACCTTCAATAGTTAATGTACATTGAAGTTGAGTTTGTGTACTAAATAATGTATTAATAGTTGTTGCGGTCATATTAATTGTAGAACCAACAACTGTTCTTGATACTGATGTGCCAATAGTTGTTGTTTGGTTTGCTAAATTTAAAGCAGATACAGCAGGAGTATTAATACCTACACCTTGAAATGTATTAAATAATCTAATATCTGAAATTGTGGCTGTATAACCTGCTGTTTCATAAGTATTACCACCTAAATAATTTAATGTTTGAGGAGTAATTGCTAATGAAGCACCTTGTTTTAAGATAATTGATGAATATCCAATATCCAAAATAGGTAATTTGGCTGTTCCACGAGGTAAAGTTACTAACTTATATTTCATAGTTTGAGTAGCTTGAGGAAATGCCTCTAATAAAGGCATATTTTCAATAGCTTGTCCATAATAAGCAGAACCTGATGGGTTAGTTGGATTGTAAAGTGTGTAATCAATTTCATCATCTGCTAAAGCAAATTGAGTGATTTGGAATTGACCATTTTGTTGAGCTAGTAATTGACGTCCTACATCTGTTAAGATAGCATCTACGGTTACTATTGTATTATTTAAATATCCCATTTGTTTATTTTATTATAAATATATAGTTTTATGTTTTTTATTATACGGTTTTAAAGAATCCTGCGGTTTGTGCTATAGATAGTAAATCATTTTTATATTTTGGATTAAAATTCTGTGGAATTATTAAACCTGGAGATGATGAATTTGATAAAACACTTGAAGTTGTTGATGTTAATACTATTATAGTTTCGTTAGCATCAAAATTATAAGGAGTTTGAGTATAACTAGGAGAAAATCCTGATGTTAAAATTGTAAAGGGATTAAAACTACCTGAAGCTGCACTTCCAGTTACATTTGTATATTGTTTAAGTGATGCTTGAGAGGTAGGTATAAAAATATTTTGTAAAATAGGTATATTACTAGTTAATGGATTTTGAATAGCACTACCTGTAACCGGATTTATAACTACTATTGATGAACTATATGAAGTAGATATAGGAATAATATTATTGTTTGAATTTAAACCTATTTTATTACCATACACATCAATTAAAGTAGTAATATGAACAGTATAAACTGGTGTAACTAATGAACTTGATCCTGTATTTTTTATATAGTCTGTTAATTGAATACCATCAAAATAAGCAAACCAATCACAATATTGTTCTACATTAGCTAATGCTCCTATTGAACTACCTGTTGTCATAGGTTGATTTACAAATCCTTCAGATCTTGAACCTGTAGGGGATATTAAAGTACATCCTATGTATCTTGGATTAATTTGTTTTGCTGATGTGTAATTAGAATCTTGTACTGCTGCTCTTGTAGCACTACCACTTAAAATAGCTTGTGAGTTTACAGCAATATTTGGATTAGTTGAAAAATTAATATCCATATATTTTGAATTTAATCTTTCATCTTGAACATCTCCAGCTACTACTAAGTACTCTGGATTAGAAATTTGGGATTCAAATATAGTAAAATTTTCTATACTACTACTATATCCATTACTTCCTAATCCTGTAAACATATAAAAATATGTTTGAGGTAAAATTCCTTGAATTTGTGCTTGATTTACAGTTACACTACCTGAGTTTCCTCCTAAATTATTAGCAGGGATAGAAGTTGAAAAAGCTGTAGTTCCATCAATATTTAATAATTGTAGTGTTGTACCAGCTGATGGTGAACCCCAACGTTTTGCTGTAAAACTTATATAATAAACGTTATCAAAATTAAAATCATAAACGTTATTAGTAAAAGTCATACTTTGATTACTTGTTGTGGGTGTATTAGAATAAAAAGTTCCAGTTGTATATACTTGATTAATATCAATAGTATAATCATTAAAATCACCACTTTCAACAACTAAATTTGTTCCCTCTAACTCACCATTAAAATCATAATAATTAGTTAGAATTTGTGTTACTGAACCTGATAATGAAGGAGTAGATGCTTTATAAGATGGAAGGTGATATATTTCTATATTAGAAATTGAGGATGTTTGAGCTGAACTTATATCATTATCATTAAAAATAGTAATATATTGGGTTGAAAAATCAGCTATAAAATTAGCAGTTGTATTTAAATCAATACTATTAGAAACTGCAAATACAGATTCTGATACTCTTCCTGCAAATGAAGATGGAACTCCTGATGAGTTATAAACTTTTAATGTTGCTCCTGAACCTCCTGAACTTGAGATATTAAATATTACATTGTATACTCCTGATTGGGAAAGTTGATAAGTAGTACTATCCCCAAAAGGAATATTATAATTTGAAGGTTTTAATGCTAAATAATAATCATTTGGTAATGAACCTCCATCAGTACCTATAATATTACCTACTGTTATAGAACCTGTAATTAGTTGGTCTTCAACTATATATGGAGTACCAATTGAACTTGATCCTGATCCTATTAAAGCAATTGAAGCAGATGGACTAACTTGTGGGGTTCTATATCTGTTTCTTTCTAATAATGTTTGCTTAATTATAATACCAGATGCTAAACTTGTTCTAGCAGGTACAAAATCAGCAAACATTTTAAATAATGAATTGTCAAAAAATTCAATTAATCTTACATAATCCCATTCTTGGTAATTTGAAACATATTTTTGGAAATATGATTCTCTTATAACATCTAAAGCAGGATAAGTATCTAATGATGCTGATTGAAATCTAGGATCTCCAATTACATCTCCTAAATTAAAATATCCTAATTGTGAATTTATATCCTCATTTATTTCATTTTGTGGTGAAAAACCAAGTTCAACATAATCAATATTTCTAGTATAACTTGAACTTACAGTAGGAAATTGTTGTATTGAGATAAAAGGTGATAATACATTAGCATTTGGAATATTTGAATCACTACTACTATAAGGTAAAACAATATTTTGTTGTTTTATTTTTTGAGAAATAGCATTTTGAATACCTGCTGGTACTTGATCAAAATAAAATACTTCAGAATTTGGTATATATATTCCTCCAGAACTAGTATTAAAAATACTATTAGAGGCAAATGAAGAAGTAGCAACCCAAGATCCTGTTACTTTTGGATGAACAGAAATAGAAGCCGTATATAATTCACCTCCTAAAGTTGCTCTAAATGCTAAGTTTTCACTTGACTCAATTGAGTAAGGATTCATTACATAAGCATCAAAGTTACTTTCTGATAAAGGTAAAGTATAATATCTAATTTCTTGGAATGAACCAGAAAATATTTTACCTGATAGGGAAGATGTGCCAAAATATGATATTGAACTTCCTGTCCAAGTATTACTATTACTTGATGTTAATGAAGATGATGAATGAAACCCAATAACATTTCCATCTTCCCCATTATAATTTTTATCTTTAGCAAATAATTGATAAGCGTGAGATGTTGTTTGAGATTTATTTAATAAAACTGACCACCAACCTCCATTATAAAATGGTAAATAAATACTTGCTGAAGTAGATGGAGAAGTAGCATCAGGAATAAAATCTAAAAACGCATATTGGTAATAAGGATCTAAAGTAGATCCTGAATATGAACCACTAGTGTACCCAGAACCTGTGTACCTTAACCTAATATTAACTCCAGTATCTGTTGACCATAAACTTTGAGAATAATATCCTGAAGCTGTAGGTAAATTTGTAGTTTGGAATCTAAATTCTACTGATTGGGGTTTATTACTAGGAGCACCCCATAAAGAATTTAATACAAAGGATGAACTAATGTAAGAAGAACCACTTGTATAAAAAGCATAGTTGTAAGTATCTTCCCAATTATCATATGTGTTTGGATTTCTATCTTTTCCTCCAAACTCATTAATACGTAAAATAGTATCATCTACTCCAAACGTAGTAATTAAATCACGTATTCCTGCCACTGATCCTTTTTTCTTAAGTAATAAAGGAATATTGTGATATATACGTTTATAAGTTTCTTTATTAATATCATCTGTAGGATATAGGGATGATGTTAAAGAAGCAGTAACATATGTTGTAATATATTCTAAACCAGATCCTGTAGGAACAGGGTATTGAGTAGTAGTAAATGGTAAGTTGTATAAACTACCTGATGGAGTTAGACCAATTAATGCTTGGTAAAGATCGTTTGAAGAGAAATTATTTTGGTATATTTTTATACCCATATCTCTTAATATATCTGCTACTAAATCTTTAGAAACACCATAATTTAATCTGTTATCAGCGTCATATTTGTTAGTAACATCTTGTAAATATACAAATATACTATCAAAACTTTGACCAATCATTTCAATAAATAATCCAAAACTATAATTATCTGGGTCATCTAAGATATATGAAGGAATAGCTAATGTTAATGCATTATTATTTTCAATATCATATTCTTCAGCTACAAGTGATTGAGATACAAACCATTGAGAACCACTAGTTGAAGTTGTTGTATAATTTGTATAAGGAGGAGTATTATTTGTTTTAGGCCAAGCAGTAGATGCTGATGTAAAATATAAATAATATTCATAAGGATCAAAAGTAGTAATAATTTCATTTATTTTACTTTGCCATACAACATTACTTGATGAAGCATAATAAGATCCAGTTAATGAACCTGTAGTTGATAAGCTAGCACTATAAGTATAATTTTCTAATAATCCTAATTTATAATAAAAATTTTCTAATCTTGATTGGGCTGAGGAAAAATGAATAAAGTTACTATAATTTGAGTAATCTATATTAATTGATAATCCTTTTTGAGCTAATAAGTTATTTAATTGATATTGTAAACTACCTGTTCCTTGAGAATATGATGAAGTAGGAGCTGTTAAATTACTATAATCTATATAATCAGTAGAATTATTAATATTATCACTAACATTTAAATTATAATTAGGACCAGCTACATAAATATTATCTCCAGTAACATCAAAAGTAGGAGTAATTGATATATTATAAGCTAAAGAATTAGCTATTTGTTCTACTACCCAACATTGACTTTTAAGAATAAATTGGTCTGGTAGTGGTTCATATAGTTTAATTAAAATGGTTGGATTTGTAGGATCAGTATTGTCTAATAATAAGTTATTAGCAATTACTAATTGATTATCTCCAAAATTTAAATAAAAATCTATATATTGGAGGGGTGATGATTGGATTTCTTGAATAAAGGCTGTCGTTGTTCCTACAACCTCAAAATCTAATATATCTGTTGTATCTAATCTAATTTCAGTCCTATCAGAACTAATTTCAGATATAAAATATGTTTTAAATGGGTTTGATGATAATCTTCTCTTTAAAAAATTATATAATGTATTATATGACCCTTGATCATAACCATAAGCAGTTAAATCTTTTAAAGGATCTATTAAAACTTGATTATCTATTAATTTATATCCAGGATACCCATTTATATTTTCTATTAATGTATTTCCGTTTATATCATAAACGTAATATTCAATATAATCGGTTTCAGGATTAAAAGAAATTTCTACTTCTTGTGTTTGAATTAAAGATAAATCATCAGAATTATATTCTTGAAATTCAAAATTATTTGGCGAAATAGGAATTATGTTAATTGTTTCGTTCATTTATTATACTTTTAAACTTCCTGAAAGTAATTGTTGTTGTAAGTCTAGGTTTTCTTGTCTTAATTGAGTAATTTCATCAATTAAAGCTTGAACAGTATTATCTGTTACTGTTGATGATCCAACATAATCGGTACTTGTTCTAATAAGATACTCATGAGAATCTGCGTTTCCAAATTTAGGTATAGAAAAAAATAATTCTTGATAATTTTGAAAAAATTCAGCTACAGATATTGTAGGAGCAACAAATGAACTTGTAGGCAAAGTTAACCCTAATTGATTAAAAGAAGTATCAATTACCTTTTCGTATTGAGTTTTATTATATATTGGTTTAGTTAAAGTTATAATAGCCATTATCCATTAATTACTTTAAAATAATATTGATCATCAAACACAACTGTTGAACCATTGATTGTACTTTGAACTAAAATAGCGTAATATCTTTCTGGTTCTAAAAAGTTCATATACATATCAAAATAGCTTGATGTAGCATCAGCACTTAATTTAGTATATGTAGAATCAAAATCAACAATATATTCATTAGTTTCTAAATCCTTTAAAGCCCAATATGAAGCTGTAGGCAAATAATAGTTATTTAAATAAACAGATTCTGTTTGCCATAGCTGAACAGGATATTCTGGTCGAGCATTTATTCTAAATCTATTTATACTTTCACTATAAAATACTCCTGGATTTTGTGCTAAAGTAAGTGTAGCAGGTAGTGTATTTAAAATTGTTTGAGTATTATTGGAACCAGTATTAAATACAAAATCATTCCAACTAATTTGTAAAGCTGGAGGGTAGATTGTATTTGTATCAACTGAAAAATATTTTAATTCTGGTTGGTAGTTTTTATTGTATACAAATTCTAAATTTTGTTTTAAAAGAAAACCATAATTAGGAAGTTTTGTAAATGGTACTGAACCTGAACCTGTTGTCCATGCTCTAACAGTATTAGTTACATTTAAATTAATATCTTTATTTGTCCTATATGAAAAGGTAATAGAAGCTGTATACTGAGATCCAGTATACCAAACTCCACCACCTGCTGGGACGGATGAAGTATATGAAATAGTAGCACCTGCTGGTGGTGACCAAAGGGAACTTCCTGAATATCCTGCCCAAATCCAACTACATCCATCAGTAGAAATTGGTTCATCTAAGTAACGACCTGTTCCCATATCCCAATTTTGTGCTGCTGGAAAGCAGTCAATTGATGTTGTTACTGATAATCCAGTAGCTGTTGCTACATAACATTGTAACTTAGCATTCCAGCTTCCACTTTGATAAACTGCATCTGGCATAGGGTCAAAAGCTGCTGCTAAATCTTCATCAGCAAAGTGAACTAAAAATCTACTTGTTTGGGGGCTAGGATCTGAGTATGCAAAAACAGTTTCTGTTGCTTCTACAATTTCATCTAATCCCGTATTCATTGTAGGGAATAAAGAGTATAATGTAGCGTCTTTATCGGGGAATATTTTTAATACTGCCATTTTGTTATAAATTTACTACCCTTCCTTGAATGTCTGTGTTTGGGTATTTAACTTCAAATATTGAGGGATCTAATGAGGGATAAATTACATTATTAGCAGTAGCTGCTGGAATAGAATATGCGTATTTAGAGTATCCTAAATTTTCTCCTACTAAATTATTAATAGTAATGTTTTGAACTGTTTGAACTCCTTCAATAGCATCAAGTAAAATATAAATATTTCTTAATATGATTGGTTGATTAATTGCCCATTTATCAATAGCAAAATAATCTTTTAAAGCAACAATACATTTTGTTAATACATCATTACTATTGTAATTAGGTAATATAATAATACTAAAATTAACCCCAATATTAATAATAAATCCATCTTTAATATTAACAGAATCGTTAACCATTCTATATTGGGATAAGTATGTAGTTAAATTTTGTTTTAAAGCGGTAGATGCTATGGTTAATTGATTGTTTACGTTATATGACAACACATACAAGTCTAATACGGATTGAGATTCACCAGCCGATATTGATTGTGCTTTAGTAGGTTCAATATATGCTTTTGAAATTACTCCATAATTAGCAGGCATTGAAAGTGCTCTAACTAAATAATCATCTTGTGTTACGTTACGTAATTGTGAAGCAAAGTTAGCAGAGGAATTTTGTCTAATTTCCTCTATTGAATCTCCATCACCTCCTCCATCAGCCGCTAATGGATTTGTTACTCCTAAAGTATTAAATATAGTATTAGCAGTTCCGGGAAATAAATTAGAATTTAAAAATTTAGCAGTTCCAGTAAATACTGTTAATGAATTAGCAGGAACATTTGATACAGCTCCTCCACCAGTTAAATATCTAACAACTAATGTTGTATTAGAAGGTGCTATACCATAAGTTTTAGTGTATAAAAAATTATTAGGAGCGTATGCTGTTGTTAATTTAGATTGTTTAAAAGGTAAACCAATACCAACATTATTTGGATTTGGAATTATATTTTCGTCAGTATCATTTGCTGTACCTGCTCCAAATTGAATTTGTAAAGAACCAGAATCTAAAAATCTAGTTACAAATCTACGTTGAATTTTTTCTAATTTTAAAATATATGGAGTATCTCCTGAATATTGAGATAAATTTGGGTCATTTTGATTAGTATTTTTTATTGAATCATATACCATTTCTTGGCCTAAATAATCTACTTCATACCATTTATCTCCTGAACCTGAGTCTATAATATCTAAAATACCAACAATTTTATCAGCATTGATTTCAACAGTTGAATATTGAACAGGAGTACCAAATTGAAATTGTGCTGTTTCAATAGTTGATGAAATTGCTTTTCTTGTTTTCTTTAAAAGAAATTTGGTTGGTATTACTCCTGAAATTTCATATACTGTAACTTCTGTAGGGTCTCCTGAACTTGATACAGAAAAATCTATTGGATCTTGTATTAAGAAAGGGATTTTATTTGTTGTATTTTGAGTTACTGTTGAATTAGGTTCAACATATAAAGCATAACTAAAATCAGGTATATAAGTTGAACCTGATAATAAAGCTGGTACTTGTTGGTAAAAATTTACATAAGTAGTAGCTACTTGAGTTACATTTGGTTTATAACCAAACATATAAGCTAATTCATATAAATTATTAGTTTGACGAGCATATTGTAAATATGTTTCTTGTAATTGATTATCTAAATAAAATGCTAAAACATCACCTACATAAGCTGCCATTTCCATAAACATCATACCTGGTGATGCTGGACTAAAGTCATTATATGTTGTAGGAAAATAGGTTTTAGCGTAATCAATAAGACTAGATCTTAATTCAGTAAAATCTTTATTGATGTATGATATGTTTCTTCTAATAGCCATTATGTAAATTGAATTTCAATTGCGTCATTTATACCTGTGTTTTGGATACTGTATGTAAGATTAATTTTAACTTCATTTTCATCTTCATTGGGTGTAATCGTAAATGATTCAACTACTACATTTGGGAAATAAAGTGCTAATGAACTTTCAATATTTGTTTGTAATCCTTCTAAACTTCCTTCTGATATTTGTTGGAATACAAAAGATCGTAAATTGCCACCAAATGTAGGGTTTAAATATCTTTCTGGTTGGTTTGTTAAGAAAAAATTAATTAAATTATATTTAATAGATTCTTGAGTTGTATATGTGGTTTGAAAAACAGCAGGAGCATTAAAAGGTAAAGCTACTCCCACCCCAACACTAGGTTTGGTATCTAAAGGGAATATTCTTTTAGCTCCAAATGCCATTATTTATTCATTAAAGCCATTATTTGATCTAATCCTACATTACCTTCAGGTAATGCTCCATTAATAGCATCTACAGGTCCGTTTGCTTGAAAATTACCAGCATAAGCGGTTGTTGCTACTCCTCCACCTTGCATTTCCTCTAAAATACCTCCAAACATTGCTTGTCGTTCTGAGGGAGTTAGTTGTTTAGGTTTTGATAGATGAGGTTGAGCGTAAGTGTCTCTAATTGACTCCGTAACAATTGTTTTAGGGGCACGAACAGCTTCCAATAGAATATCTTTTAATTCTTCTTGAATAGCTTCCCTTACTGCCTCTTTAATAATTTTTTTAAAATCTGATGGTTTCATTGTTTATAAATATTAAGTTAATAAGCTTTTAAATTGTCTCTGTCGATTATTAATTTTAATTCGTTAATTAAAGTTAAATTATCGGTTGTAAATGATAATTCGGTTTGAATTA